GCTCCGGCGTCAGCTCAGGCAGGACACGGTCCCACCATCCCTGCGTTCCGGGCTTCGCCTGCGACTGGACTTGCTCGAACTCGTCCACCATCGACCTTCCTGTAGAAGATGGTGCGGACGATACTGTGGACAACCTGTGTGTCAACTATCTGACGCGCATCCTCGACAGATAACGCCGCCAACCATCCCGAACATCAGGAATACCCCTAGGACGCTCTGAGTTCGCGCCTGACGAGACTTGCCCCTCCTCCGCTACACCACCCCTAGAAGGCTCCTGCACGCCGCTCAGACGCTCCACAGTCCACCAACGGTAAACAGCATCCCCAGGGCAGGTCGTAGACCCCACATCCCGATGCCCAACCGTACTGAGCTGCCCGAACCGACGCTCCGCCTCAGACAGCAGCCACAGCACCGACTGTTGCGCCGCCACCGGCATCGGCTTCGATCCGTCGCCGATGAACGCCACGCCGATGGACTCCGAGTTCTTCCCACGGGCGTGCGCGCCGGAGAACCCCCACCCGCGCCCCTCATACACCATCCCGTCAGGCGCGACAAGAAAGTTGTAACCGATGTCAGCCCAGCCCCGCTCCGGCCCTTGGTGGAACGCCTGAATCTGCTGCACCGTCTTCTGCCCACGGTACGAACCCGTCGTGTGATGCAGGACGAACAGGTGGACCCGTGCAGGGTTCAGCGGGGTCGTAGAGCGAGCAGGAACAGCCCCCCACTCCGCACGAGAAACGATCCGCATCACTCGTCCTGGTACTTAGGCGCAACCGTCACACCAAGGCCGATAAGGAAAGAGGCGAGGCGGATGCCACGCTCCTCCAGCAGCCGCATGACCGCGTAGTAGGCCGCTCCGATCATGGCAACGAGGGCCGTCTCAACAGCACGCTCGTCAACATAGGGGCCGATGGGAAGGCTAATCAGCCATCCCATAATCATAGGAACGATGGTCCGGCGGAGGGAAGTCAGAAGGTCCACGGTAGTTGCTCCATTTGTCGTCAAAGGTTGCGGCGAAAACGTATCCCGACAGGATAAGGGACAGGAGGCTCACACCGCCAACAACAAGCTGGGACGATACTTGCCGGTCGGACAGGTCGAGTGCGCCGATCAGGATCATCGCGGCGGCAAAGCCGACGGTGAAGTAGACGAGCCGACGGCGGTGCTTCCAGCGGTCAGTCGCGGGCGACATGGTCGCGGAGCATCTTTTCTAGGCGGTCGATGGAGTCGCGCAGGC